GGTAATAAGCAAGTTCGTAACGATGCTGAAACTGTAGAGCAAGAAGTTGAAGATGTGAGAGCATCTGCTCCTGTTGTTGAGACAGTAGAATCTGTATCTAGAGCATCTACAGAAGATGAGGATGATGATGCAATGTCCTATTTTGCAAAATTAGCTGCAGAATAATGAAAATCAAGCCTCTTAAACATTGTCGATTATCCCAGATGAAATTTTTCTACTGGGATCCGAAAGATGATCCAAGAGAGCCTGAATATTGGGAAGACTCACCTTCGGGTGGGTCTTTTTTATGGGTTGATTGAGTTATTAATAGTATTACTTAAAGTTGGGGTGATATAACTAGAACTTCGACTATATGATAATGATGTTTTGAGATCTTGAAGGAATATTGAAACATATCTTTTATCTAATGTATCTATTTCTCTTTTATCTTCATTTTTGGCAATTTCAAATTGATAATTAGAAACACCGATAATTGGACTAATTGTTTCTAAGTTGTATGTTACTATTTCTCCCGAATCATAATATCCTTTCCAAGATGCACTAAGTGATCTTTTCCTTGGTCCATCAAGTTGATAGTTACTATCTACAACTTTTCCTTTAGGCATTATTAATCTATCTTTTTCATCTCTTACTTCAATTGTTTCATAGTGATGAATTTCATTTAATCCAGAAATACCATATTTGTCTAATGAATAATTATATAAGTCTCTAGAAGATAATGGCCATTGATCTGTAATATTTGTAATTCCTGCACACATTACAACAACAAAGTCTAAATGCGAATCCCCATATAGACCATTTGCAACTGTATCAGGTCTTTCACCATCTGCTATATACGATTTATTGAAGAAATAAACAGAATCAGCCAACCATTGTTTTAGTTTTGCCTTTCTAAAAAGGTTTTTAACTATAATAGTATCCTTAGATGAGTTTTTATGTGATAGTGGTGATGGGTAAACTACATCAGGTAAATGAAATAAATATGCCATTTTAGTATCCTACTCCTTTTCCTGATTTTTTATAATCTTCAGCATATATTGGGTTCATTTCAGAAAATGCCATTTGAGTCTTAATAAGAGTTGGTGTTCCATCGTAATATGATGACCATACATTAGATCCTGTGTAATTTACACTGAATGATGTTAATGCACAAGGTTTGAATTTATTTAAGAAAGGATGTTCTCCACCTTTATGTAGATATTTTAATAAAAATACATCTGGGGAACCTAAGAATATACCACCACTGTTGTTAAAAGTACCTGTACCAGAGATATATTCTTCACCTGCTTTGGGAGCCATTGCTGTTTTTAATGCTCTGATTATTTTCATTACTCTTTTACTTTCATCTTTACTTCTAGGTGCGAATGTAAAGTTAAAGGTAAAAGTTCTTAAATTAACACCTTCAAATAATAATTCTTTATTAGAGTTTAAAATCTTACCATGTGCTCTTGACATCATTTGATTAGGTGTCACATTAGAACCAAATCCCTTAAGACCTAATCCTGCTAATGAAGCTCTTAATCCACCAGCAATATCACTACCACCTTCAATACCTAAGGCTTCAAAACCTCTACCTCCACCAACTGCAGCATCTATTGCTGTTTGAACATTAGCAGCAGTAGCACCTGGCTCTTTCATCAATTCCATTGCCATAGTTGCACCAGCCATTTCAAAGGCATTCATTGTGCTTGCATCCCAAGAAACACTTTGACTATCAGAAAGTTCGTTTGGTATAGGTAATTCTACATAAAATTTTGTTTTACTATTATGTTTATCTCCAGCACCTCCTTGATATCTGGAGTCCATTCCTCCACCCATACTCATACCCTTCACATAGCCACTTTTTCCGTCTGAGAATTGACCTTTTTTTCCATTATATTGAAAATCTGGGCTTTGAATAAGTCCGTGTAATTCTGAATTTGATAGGTTTCCAGTATTATTATTTTGCAGATCATGAAGAGCATTTTTATAATCACTATTAAATTCTATGCCCATACCACTTCCATCATCTGATGGTGCAATATATTTAACTGCTTGTATTATAAGACTATCTTCTTGGTCGTTTCTTTTTAGTGGATAACTTAGGAAGAAATCATCTCCTGCTGCTGATTTCCCATAACCAGAATGATCAAGTGCTGTACCACCTTCTTCAATTGTTTTTCTACGATCTTGTACTAATTCTGATTGTACTGGTGCTCCAGTTCTCCAATTATATTCTATTCCATTTACAGTATAATTTGCTGTCATCGACCTTTTTTAGTATTATCAGCTATTTATACGGAATCTTGCAAAAGGAATACCATCAAGGTCACTTAGCTCTTCATCAGTAACTTCATATAGTCCACCAGGCACTTCATTCCAAGTATATTGTCTATGATCATTCCAATGAAAATTGATTCCACGAAATCCCCATTCAAATATTCCAGTTACTCCAACTAATGGATTTTGATCATACCTTATATTAGGTGTTTTTGGATTATATACAAAGACATAGAATTTTCCTACTTCTGGTGTTTTACTACCTTCTTCTAGGACACCAAGAATTTCCATCATCAAATCATCAGCATCTTCCGTGCCGATTAAATTATCCTTAATGTCTTTGATTCTACTCATTTAATTCCTAGTTCTTTCTCTGTAATGACTTTAAATTGCCATTGTCTATCAGCACAATATTCTCTTGCTTCTTTCCATTTTGCTTGGTTTGTAGCATATGTATATGCCTCAGTAATATATCTTCTAGTTTGCCTTTTTGGTTTCTTAGGGGGAGAACATTGTTTTAAAGGTTTAACTTCTATTACATATTTTTTTATAGTACCATTACTTTCTCTTACTTTCATATAGAAATCTGGAAAATATCTATGAGGTCTACGATCCACAGGAGACACATAAGGTATTGCTATTTCTTCACTTGCCCATTCTAATACGTTTGCATTTTGATCACAGTAAACCATAAATTTCCTTTCCCACAATGATCTGAAAGTTATATTTGTAGGATCACCTTTATATTTGTGGGGAAAAGTTGGATAATACTTTCCTTTATAAGCCATCTAAATAGAAATGATATAGTAGAACTATTTAGAGTGCCTGTTCCAATACCAAAGAAGATATCTCAAATTCTTCCAACATTTCAAAATGTTGCTCAGACTTCTCATTACTTAGTTAATTTTGGTCTTCCGTCTAAAGGACTGAGATCTCATTTACAAGCTAGGGGAGTTGATCATAGATTTCATATGAGTGATATTGGATTGTTGTGTAGTGCTGCTGTTTTGCCTGGATCTGCTTTTGCAACTGAAATGGTGAGAGGTAATTTTCAGGGTGTTATGGAAAGTATGCCTCATACAAGAAACTTTACTGAAATAACTTTAGAATTTTATGTTGATAATGAATATAAATCACTTAAATTTTTAGAGCATTGGATGGAATATATTACTGCTGGATCTGGAGCAGATCCTTCAGATGATGCATATAATTTTCAGTTAAATTATCCAGAATCATATAAATCTAATACAACAACAATTACAAAGTTTGAAAGAAATTATAGACAAAGACTCGAATATTCATTCCGTGGATTATATCCAAAATCATTAAGTATGACAAGGGTTGCTTATGCAAATTCTCAAGTATTGAAAACATCAGCAGCTTTTGCATTTGATAGGTATGTTTGTGGTTCAGATAAATCTTCGGATAGAAGAAGGGGTACTGATAATAATAAGGTTAGTAGTAATTCTGCAGCTAATAGATTATATAATAAGACTCTTAATAACTTTGTTGAACCTTCACCAGGAAAAGTTGAATTATTAAATGCATCTCAAGAACAGATTAATACTCTTAGGAATTATGGATCAAAACTTTATCAAGATGTTAGTGGTGGTGGTACTGTTATAAGTGAGGGTAGAGTAGTTTAAAATAACTGCTATAAATAAAATTACTGAATTGCAAATATTATGCCTTTACCAAAAATTTCGACACCTTCTTATGAGTTGGTAATTCCTTCATCTAAAAAGAAAATTAAGTATAGACCTTTTTTAGTTAAAGAAGAAAAAATACTAATTTTGGCTATGGAAAGTCAAGATAGTAAACAGATAGCAAATGCCGTTAAAGATGTAATTTCATCTTGTGTTATAACAAGAGGAATAAAAGTTGATAAATTATCTACCTTTGATATTGAATATCTATTTCTTAATATTCGTGGAAAATCTGTTGGTGAAGAAGTTGAAATTATGGTAACTTGTCCTGATGATGGTAAGACTCAAGTTCCTACTGTTATTAATCTAGATGAGATTCAAGTTGAGATTGCTAAAGATCATTCAAGAGATATTAAGTTAGATGATGAATATACAATGAGAATGAAGTATCCTTCATTGGATGAATTTATTAAAACTAATTTCTCAACAGGTGATATTAATGTTGATGATACTTTTAAATTGATTTCATCTTGTATTGATCAAGTTTATTCTGAAGATGAATCTTGGACATCTGCAGATTGTACTAAAAAGGAATTGACTGAATTTGTTGAACAGTTGAATTCTAAACAATTCAAAGATGTTGAAAAGTTTTTTGAGACAATGCCCAAACTTTCTCATACTGTTAAGGTAACTAATCCCAATACAGAAGTAGAAAATGAAATTGTATTGGAGGGATTGCAGAGTTTTTTCGTGTAAGTATGGCTCATGAAGACCTTGAGTCATACTTTAAAGTAAATTTTGCTTTGATGCAACACCATAAATATAGCTTAACAGAGTTAGAAAATATGATTCCTTGGGAAAGAGAAATATATTTAACTCTTCTTCAACAATATATTGAAGAAGAAAATTTAAAAGCACAGCAAGCAGCAAATGCCTGAAATAGCATCACCAATAGGAAGAAGTATAAAAGCAATTAGGAGAACCTTTTCTTCTAGTTTATTTTCACCTGCTGCTACTGCACCTGCACCTGCTCAACCAGATCCTAAATTAGTACAATTAATTGTTAGAAATACTAATGCAGTAAATTCTGTTACTGTTCAATTAACTAATGTTTCTAATCAAGTTAATGTTTTAACGTCATCTTTAAATTCAATATCTCAGAGTTTAGCTTTAAATGCTCAATTAGATCAACAGAGAGCAAATGCTGAACTTAATAGACAGCAGCAATTAGCACAATTAAAACTTAGAGAAGGAAAAGAAAGTCAAATAGAGAAAAAGATGCAAGATGCATTGATAAAACCTATTGCTGCGGTAGCTCAAAAAGCATCAAATATATTAGGAGCTTTAAGTCAATATTTTACAACTATATTATTTGGTTGGTTGGGAACCCAGAGTCTTGAGTATTTACGTGCTCTTGCATCTGGTAATCAAGAAATGTTGAAGAAAATACAGGGTACGATAGTAAATGGTTTATTAATTGCAGGTGGTTTATTCATAGGTGTTAATGTAGCTATTACTGCATTAACATTATCTCTTAAAGGACTTGCCAAAAGACTTCTTAACTTTACTTTTAGGAAATTAATAAAAGCACCATTTGTAAGTCTGATAAACGTATTCAGAAACTTGGCAGGAGCAAGTTTACTTGGTGGTGGTATAATGGGTGGTCTCGGAAAAAATATTCGTCCTCCTGCAATAACAAACCCAAGTCAGATGTTACCTGGAAAACAGGGATTCTTTGCTAAAGTTGGTAATTTCCTTAAAGGTGGAACGGCATATGGAATGCTTGATGCTGGTATGGATATGATGGGAGGTAAAAATCCTATTGGTGCAATAACTGATAGTGCTGGTGGTGTATATGGATCGAGAGTAGGAACCAATATATTAGGTAAAATTTTAGGTAAGAGATTCAAATGGTTAGCTCCAATACTTGGATTTGTAGGAGGAAAACAACTAACTCAAGGAACTAGAGAGGCTTTGACTAGTAATTTGTTTAGTGGTGATGGTAATCAACAAGGTGCTCAACCAGAAATGACAGAAGCACAGAAGTTGGCATGGGCAAACAGTATTAATCCTGGTGATCAACCAATAGATACACCTACTGAACAAAAAAAGGAAGGAAATCGTGGATTTCTTGGTTGGAGATCTTCTGTTGATTGGTTAACAGGTGGACTGACTGATTTAGATAAAAAAGGAAGTGATTTTAATCTTATTAATCCTAAGTCACAGAAAACAACTCAATTAAAAGAAGCTGATCTTAGTTTAGCAGAACCTGCACCAGAACTTGTTGCTATGGGTGGTGGAGATGGATCACAAGGAAAAGATCAATCTATTAGTTCTGGAACTGGAAGTATGGGTGGATCTGTACCTAAAATACCTTCATCTAATAATGATAATACTTATATCTTTAATGGATTAAGAGAATATCAAATAGCACCTGCATAAGATAAATGGCAACTACAGAATCGGTTAAGGGACTATTACTCAGATCTTCTATTAACCTCAAAGCTATAAACGAATCAACCAGATCTTTTTCTGAAGGAATGACGAAAGCTAGGCTTTCTACTCAGAAGATTGCTTCAAGTTTGGAGGAATCTAATAGAATAAAGAAGAAGATGATAGCTAGTGATGATACATGGTTTAGGAAAAGGAGAAATGCTGTAAAGAGAAAAGAAAATGAAGATCTTATGGAGGCTGGTAGTATAGGTGGTGCAGTAAAGAGAACAGGAAAGGCACTTGCAGATAGTACCAAAGGATTCTTGGGTAGAATTATGGATTTTGTTGGTGTTATTATGGTTGGGTGGTTAGCAAGTAATCTACCAACTATTATTAAAGGTGCTCAAGAATTGATGAAGAAAATACAGGGTGTTGTTGATATAACTACTGGTTGGTTCAATTTTGTTGTTGGTATATTTTCGGGATTGGGTGCTAATCTAGAACAGCAGCAAGATTCTGTCACTAATAGTAACCTTACATTACAGAAAGAATCTGGAGCAGTTGAAAAGGAACTTAATAATGTTCGTCGTGGAGTTAATATAATGGAAATGGAGATACTGGATGGTTTTAACCAATATAATGCTGCTGTTGATGAAGAAAATAAAAAAAGAGGAAAGAAAGATGAAAATAAAGATGATGGTGCAGAAGGACAACAAAATCAATGGTGGGATTTTCTTGATTTGTTCCCAAATAAAGAAAAGGAACAAGAGGTTGAAACAGATCAAGAATCTGATGAAAATCAAGTAGAATCTGAACAGGAATCTGATAGTGTTCAGGTAGATTCAGATAAAGATAAAGTTGCTAATCTTAAAACACAACAAAATAATAAGGTTGAAAAGGTTGATACTGATAGAGATTCGGAATCAGAAGAGTCTGAAATTTTTAAAGATGAGGGTGATGGAGAACCTCTTGATATGTTTAAGGATGGTGGTATTGTAGAAGGAAAACCTCATTCACAAGGTGGAGAAGATATTAATGTTGAAGGTGGTGAAGCTGTTATACCTAAGAAGAGTGTTGACAAATTAGGACCTGAATTTATTACTAAAATGATTCAAGGTAATGTTGACACTACGAGTGGTAAATTACAGGAAGCAGGAAGTTTAATGAAAAAACTTGTTGCAGAACAGTCAGAACAGATGAAAGGTGTTGATGGAATATTTGATGATATGCAGGGAAGTATTGATAAATTGAAAAAGAAAAAGAAAGAGGATAAAGGAAATCGTGGATTTCTTGGTTGGAGATCTTCTGTTGATTGGTTAACAGGTGGATTAACTGACTTAGATAAAAAAGGAAATGAATTTAATCTTATTAACCCTAAGAACAAAAAGGAGAAAATAGAAAAATTAAAAACTCCAAGAAAAGGGTCGAAGGTAATTATGTTAAATAATGAGAGTAGCAATTCTTCTCCTAGTGGTGGACAACCATCACTCAGTAAACCAAGTGGTGGTGTTAGAAGATTATCTGGCGATACTGGTTCATTTTATAGAAAGATTGCTTCAGCATCAATATACGCATATACTTAAATGTCAGCAGTAGATCCATCAATATACGAGGAAATTATAATTGAATCAGCAGACGGTTCAAAGACAGTTGATATAGCTGCTGGTACTGTTATGATTGATTATTATGAAGATATTCTTTCACCTACAATTACTGTTAAGTTGCAAGTTGTAAATGATGGTGGTACTATAGAAGGAGAAGATGGTAAATTGCAGACTGTATATAATGGTTTACCTTTAAGGGGTGGTGAAAGAGTTAAACTTAAGATTGCTGGTAATACTAAAGATAATCCAGGACTTGATTTTGCTTCTCAAGAAGACAAATACTTATATGTTTCTAGTATTACTAATGTATTGTCTAAGACTGAAAGTGAAGCATTTACTTTGAATTTAGTTTCTCGTGAAGCATTAACTAATGAAACAACAAGAGTAGGTAGAAAATTTCCTACTTCTCTTAAAATTAGTGAGTCTGTTAAAAAAATCATTAAGGATAAAAAGTATTTAAGTACTAATAAATCAATATTGATTGATGAAACTCAGAATAAGTATGGTTTCGTTGGTAATATGAGGAAACCTTTTACTATATTAACATGGTTAGCTTCTAAGAGTGTTCCTGGAAAAAATAAGAAGAGTTCTGGGACTGCTGGATATTTCTTTTATGAAACTAGAACTGGATATAAATTTAGATCTATTGATAGTATGATAGCTGGAGAGCCTTTTGGTAAGATTTATCGTTTTACTGAGGTTGTTCAAAAAGGACCAGGTACTGATTATAAGATTATAAGTTATAATACAAATCAAAATCAAGATCTTTTAGGCAATCTACAAAGAGGTGCATATTGTAGTCAAAGGATATTTTTTAATCCTTATACTTTTGAATATACAGATCCTGCAAAGGGTTTATTTAAATTAGAAGATTATAGGAAGAATACTGAAAATTTGGGTAAGGATATAAAATTACCAAGAATACATCCTGATGATGATAGAACTTTAGGTGATATTCCTAGTAGAAATGTTACAGCAGTTCTTGATGTTGGAACAATGGAAAAGGATGCTTCTACCGACTCAAAGAATGCTGATCCTGGTAAAACACAGTCTCAAGCTATGATGAGGTATAACACCTTGTTTACACAATTAATTTCTATGACAATACCATCAAACACTAATTTGGAAGCTGGTAATATTATTGAATGTAGTTTTCCTAGAATTACTAAAGGTGATAAAAAAGATGATGATCCAGAGCAAAGTGGTCTATATATGATTAAGGAATTGTGTCATCATTATGATCCTAATGGGTCATATACTTCGTTAAAATTAATAAGCGATACATTCGGATCTAAACCATCATGATAGAACAGTCACTATTAAAAAGTAATTTTGTAGGAAGAGATGGTTTTCGTTGGTGGATAGGACAGATCGCACCAGAAGATTGTCAAGGTGATCAAATAAATCAATCAGGATCTTCTTGGGGTAATAGGATTAAAGTCCGTATTATGGGATATCATCCTCAAGATCTTACTGAATTGAAGAATGATGATCTTCCTTGGGCACAGGTTTTATTACCAACAACTGCAGGATCTGGTGGTGCTGATAGATTTAGATCCATTAGATTGAGTCCAGGTGATAGTGTATTTGGATTCTTTCTTGATGGTGATGATGCACAACTACCTGTTATTGTAGGTCTTTTTGGTAGAACTAAAGGACAGTTTCCATCTAAAGATTATAGTATGCCTTTTGCACCTTTTACTGGGTATACTTCTAAGATTACTAATGATGGTTCATACTTCTTGAAGACTGAGGTTGGTGAGCAATCTTCTAGTGCTCAATCATTACCAGTTCAACTTCCTGAGAAGTTAGTTAACAAATTAAATGAAAAATTAGAAGATGTTGAAAAATTAAGATCTACTCATCCTGTTATAGGTAAAGTTATCAATCTTGCTAGTAATGAATCGACTTCTACAATAAGTGAAATAAAGGATCAAGTTGGTGGATTGGTTGATGATATTCAAGGTATGGTTGCTGGTGGTAAGTTATCTGAATTAACTGGAGCAGCAAAACAATTATCGAAGAAAAAAATAGGACTTGTTACTGATAAACTTGCTGGACTATCTGGTGGATTAGCTGGGAGTATGATGAGCAGTCTTACCAGTGAAATGGGACCTAAGTTGAATGGTGGGTTGAAAAAGTTATACAAAAAAGTATTTGGTACAGTATTTGCTGCTACTAAGAGTCGTTCTATAGCTAAAAAAGCTGGTGCTAAAGCACAGGCAGCTTTAATTAATCCTCTTAAAGCTATTGAAAATGGTATGCCTTGTATTATGCAAAACATTGTTGGTGGTTTGAAAGATACTATTAGTGGAATGCTTAAAGGATTATTAGATAATGTTAAGAATTTTGTTTCTTGTATTGGTGATCAATTTATTGGTGGATTGATGAATCAGATTATTGGAGGTATTACTAAAGGTCTTGGACCACTTTTAGGTGGAATAGGTAGTATATTAGGTGGATTTAGTCCTGGTGATTTCTTAAGAAGTAAAGCAGAAGCATTACTTAATGTTGCTAAAATGTTTGAATGCGAAACACCACCAACACCATCTAATCGAGAAGTTACTAAATGGGTTCTAGGTAAAGGACCAGTAGAAGCTGCTGAGATTGCAGTTGATAAGATATTATCTGTTGCTAATACTGCTGATAAATTGACCGAAGGTTTAGTTGATGCTGCTCAAGGGTTAAGTATTGCTAGTGGTAGTTTAGGAGTATTTGATTTTATGAATCCAAGTGTATCTGTTCCTAAATTTAAGAGTCCATTGGGCGAATGTTATGGTGGTCCTCCATTAAAATGTGCTGGTGTTAAAGTTAAGATTTTTGGTAGTGATGGAGTTGGTGCTAATGCTAGAGCAATTTTAGGTAATAGAATTGGTGATGGTGTTGAAGCAGTAGGTAGTCTTATTGGTATTGATTTGAAGAGTGGTGGATCTGGATATAATAGACCACCATTTGTAGAAATAACTGATGAATGTAATCAGGGATATGGTGCAGTTGCTAGGGCAGTTATTGATTATGATGAAGAATCTCCAACATATCAGCAAATAACTGATATCTATGTTGTATCGGGAGGTGAAAATTATCCAATTAAAGATACTGATATGGATGGTAAAGATCCAGTGGTAGTTGATCGTGTTACTATTGTTAATCCAGGAAAGGATTATGATAAAGATGATAAGGTGACTGATGAAGATGGTAATGAATATACCACTTATATTGATAATATGGGAAGAATAGTTAATGTTATACCACCAAGTGCTGCAACAGTTAATGTTAAGGAGATATCTAAGTTACCAGAACTTAAAATTGATACGAGAACAGGTTATGGTGCTATCTTGAAACCAAGATTAGGAGCAAGACCTCCATATCAAGGTGAAGTTAAGCAGGTTATTGATTGTGTCAGTTGAAATAAATAACAGAGTATAGGTAGTGTAAATGTCTAATAAAACATCCTGGCAAAGTAGATCTGTTGATTCTTTCGGACCTAACTTCAAAATAGAAACGGCAAGTCCAAAGTTTGGTATGGCTGGATCTAGAATATATGCTATAACTGGTAGTTCAGAATCTGGTAATACTACTATAGAAATGGCTGATACTGGTAATTTGGATATTACTGTTGACGAAACTCTTACTCTTGCTGGTGGTGGAGGAAAGGGTAATGCTGGTGCAGAAGGATCTGATAAGGGTGTTAATATAGTATCTACAAATGGAACTGGTATTAGTATTACTGCGGATAATGGAAAAATTACAATAAAGGGTAATGCTATTTTAATAAAATCTGATACTACGATAGATTTTGAGGCTGGTAGTAATATTACTTTTAATAATAAAGGTAATAGTATAAATCTTAATTGTGAAACATTAAATACCACTGCTAAGTATTCTAGCACTCTCTGGATAAGAGATGTTAGTTGGATGGGAATGTGTTTTGGTGGAACTCAAATACCAACGGATAGGTTATAAGATATGGCAGAATCCGATAATTTTGAAGGTTTAAATGGGGGTAATAATCATAGAGTTGGTAATGTAGCTGAATTTTATAATGATGTCTATGTTTATGGAACTCTTTATGCGGATTTATTTGGTAATACAGATTTTGGAGATGGATTAAATCTAAACATTCAGAATTTAAATGTATCTGGTATTGCTACATTTGATCAAGATGTTTTTATTAATGCAGAATTATATACAGATTATCTAACAGTAAAACATAGATTTAATGTTGGTTCTGCTGGAACTGTTTTTGTTGCTATATCTTCTCAGAAAGATGCTGATGATGGTCAGACGGCAGGTCGGGTTGGAATTGGAACTACACAACCTGATGCCAGATTCCAAGTCGGTGCTGCAAATACGTCTTTTGTTGTTACTAAGGATGGTCTAGTTGGTATCGGAACTACTATACCAGGTAGTAAATTCCAAGTTGGTGTTGAATGTGTACATGTTCTTACTGACCCGTGTAGAGTTGGTATTGGAACTACTTTACCTGCAGATTTATTGCAGGTTGGTAAAAAGGATAATTCAGTTACATTTGCCCGTGATTCGGGCACTGGTAAAGTTTCTGTAGGTGTTGGAAGTGTTATACCTTTTGGTAGATTTCAAGTTAATGCTGAAGATAATATATTTACGGTTACAGATGATGGTCGAGTAGGAATTGGTAGTACATTTCCTGGTGAAATACCTGGATATCCAGGAGCTGTTGAGACTGTTGAAGGTAAATTAGCATTAAATGTAGAAGGAACAGTTAAGATTGATAGAAATATTGTTGACTCTGCTGATTCTCCAGGTGTAAATGGATCATATTTAACAAGAGATGGTAATGGAATTAGATGGGTTGAAGCATCTCCTGTATCTTTGGATGGAATGTATGTTCAAGATGAGCATGTAAGTTTACCTACAAATGGTGCAGCACAATTATTCCAGTGGTTGAATTTTACACAACAGAATAGTTTAGGACTTGGTACAGATACTATAATACCAATACCAGATCCAAATAATCCTACTGCAGTTGCAAGGATACAATCACGGGATTTGTGGGGTCATACTAATATTCAGAATAATTCTCCAATCTATAGGATGACTAAGGTTGGTATTCTTAATAACAATCCAGCAGTAGAATTAGATGTAACTGGAGAACTTCATGTAACTGATAATGTTAAATTTGATGCTCAGTTAGAAGTAGATGGTGATACTAATTTAAATGCTAAATTAGATGTTGATGGAGTATCTACATTTAATGATACTACTGATTCAACTTTCTCAACCACTGGAGCAGTTCAGATAGATGGTGGTGTTGGTATCGCTAAGAGATTGAATATTGGTGGAAAAACGATAGTAGAAGATTCTACAGAATCTGTTTCTTGCAGTACTGGTGCTTTAGTTGTATATGGTGGACTTGGTGTTGCTAGAAATTTAAATGTTTGTGGAAATCAAGACTTATCAGGAACTCTTAGAGTTAGTTCTACAGAACTATCTACTGATTGTACTACGGGTGCTGTAGTAATTGGTGGTGGTGTTGGTATTGCTGGAGATTTAAATGTATGTGGTGATGAGCATATTTTTGGAACTACACAATCAGTAACTAAAGATAGTGGTGCATTGGTTGTTGAAGGTGGTGTAGGAATTGAGAAGAATTTAAATGTAGGTAGTAATACAAAACTTATTGGAACTCTAGAATTAGAGAACCAAATAATTGATTATGAAAATGATGTTGGTTTTGATGCATCCAGAGCTCAGAATGATTATAGATTATCAGCTACTAATAGTGGTGTTAAGTGGAGACCAGCTGGAGTAGAAACAGAGAATATAATTTATGTTACAAGAGATGGTGATGATGGTAATAGTGGATTTTTAGAAGGTGATGCGAAAAGAACTATTGGTGCAGCAGCAGCGATAGCACAAGAAGGAGATACAATTAAGGTTCGTTCTGGTGTTTATAATGAAAATAATCCAATTGGATTGAGAAATAAGGTTACTATTACTGGAGAGGATATTAGACTAGTAACTATTGTACCTAATAATATTAATAAGGATGTATTCCATGTTAGAAATGGTTGTTTAATTGAGAATCTTAACTTTGCTGGTGCAACTATAACTACAAATCATCAAGATTGTGCTGCGGTTGCTTTCCCACCAACTCAAAAATATATTGATGCTGGAGTATCATATGGTGCTGTAACGGGATATACTGCTGCTGGACCTGCTGATGAAGGACCTAATGGTAGATATAGAAGTCCATATGTTAGAAACTGTACTAACTTTATGACTGGTAGTATTGGTATGAGAATCAATGGACATCATGTTGATGCTTCTTATACTGGAGTCAATGATTTAGGACAAGATTTAAAGAGTATGGTTTGTGATGCATTTACACAGTATAATGAAGCAGGTATTGGTGTTTCTATTTCTAATAATGGATATGCTCAGTTAGTTTCTATTTTTACTATTGGATGTCAAATTGCTATTGGATGTACATCTGGTGGGCAGTGTGATCTAACAAACTCTAACTCTTCATTTGGTATTTTTGGATTAGTTGCTGATGGTACAGGTGTTGTTGAATTTGATGGAGATTTGGGTGCTGATATTGATGGAGAATCTGATAAGGTTATATTAAATAATTGCCAAGATTTTAATGTTGTTGGTGGAAGAAGAATTAGAACACCTTTTGATGGGCAAGCAGCATACTTCCATTTGAATATGAATGATTATGCTGATACACCTTCAACAGCACAAATAACTGAACCAATGCAGTTCATAAGATCTGTAACTGTTGTAGATGGTGGACAACCTGGTGATTATAGTCCAGGTGCTCCTCCAATTATTACTGCTACTTTACCAGAAGGTCCAGAATCAATTCTGGCAGAATTTTCTCCTAATGTAAGTGCTGCAGGAACCATTACTTCTGTTGATGTAATTAATGCTGGTAGGAATTTCTTACCAACACAAAATGTTGTGCTTAGTATTTCTGGTGCTGGTTCTGGACAAGTAACAGCAAATATGGATCCAATTTTATTTACTGTAAGTGAAGCAACAGATGCTGCAGCAGTTACAGGTATTACGACTGTTACATTTAATGAATTTATTCCATATCCTGTTGAGGCAGGAACAAAAATGGAATTGGTGAGATTGAGTAGGATTATAACCAGTTCACATTCATTTGAATACGTAGGTGCAGGTACGAATATAAATACAGCTAACCCGTTCCAAGGTGGAAAACCAATACCAGAAAATGAAGTTGTTGCCATTAATGGTGGTCAAGTTCCTTTCACGAGTACGGATCAAAAAGGTAATTTCAGAATTGGTGATGGTTTGACAATTGATCAAACAACCTCTACAATAAGAGGAAGGGATTTCAATAGAGCAATACAAGCACAATTAACACCACTTATATTAGCGTTAAGATAGTATGGCGATAGCACCAGTAAATAAATTTGTAAATATTGCTGTTCCTGTAGCACCTGGAGCACAAGAACTTTATGAAGTTCCTACAGGAACTTCTTCTTTATTATTGTATGCTCAAGTCGCTAATGTTGCTATAGGTGTTACTTATCCGACAGTTACCTTTTGGCAGAGAAGAGAATCTAGAAGTACAGGAAATACAAGGGATATTAAAGTAGTTAAAGACGCTGAGATTCCACCAAATGATGGATTAATATTGGTTGATGGTAGAATAGTATTAGAAAAAACTCCTTTAGTACTTGATAAAGTATTTATTAGAGGTAATCAGATTGGTGTTACTACTGTTTCTGGTGCTGATTATGATGAACCAACGGGAATTGTTACCGTAACAACGATGGGTGAGCACGGGTTTAATCCAACTGAAAAAATTACTTTGGGTGGATTATACTTTACTTGTGGTGCTACTTATACTGCTGGTAGTAATACAACATACAATCCTGTTGACGGTCTTTTGGAAATTGATGTTGGTAGTGGTCATAAATTACAAGTTGGACAATCTATAACAATTGCTGATGATGGATTGACATTTACTTGTACTCATGGTAGTGGTAATCATTCATATCCAAGAGCAACAGATCCTGCTAGTAACAAGGCTTTACCTATTCTTGCTATTTCTAATAGTACTGTTACTGTGAAAGTTCTTGATACAGTTCCTTCTTCAAATGTAACTCCACATACTTTTCAATTTGGAGCTCCTAATGCTATAAAGAATAGTTATACTGGAATAACTACAAATGTCTTTCCTAATCCACAACAATCATATGTTGTAGAAACTGTTCCAACTCCCACTACATTTTCATTAGATGTTGGAAGATCTACAGGAAATATACATAATTATCAACCATCACCTCATACATTCGTTCGTGCAACACCATTATGTGTTGAGGTTGTTGATGGAACTGGTAGTAGTCATTCTGCTGGAGATAAATTTAGTGTATGGAATGCAGATTATAATCCTACATCAGGTGAGCTTGTTTTAACTATTGGTGCTAATAGTCTTGTCAATGGAAATACTATTAAAATAGCAGATAATTCTCTGGTATTTACTTGCACTATGGATGGTAATTTTAGTGAACATTCTTATCCAAGATCTACTGATCCAGTATCTGGTTCTAGTATGACACTTGCAGTTGCTGGTTTTAATGAATCTATTAGGGTTCAAGTAGGATCAACAAATGCAGGTGGTATGGTCGCTCCATTACAAATGGAATTCATTGCAAGTATTCTAGAGAATAGTAATGTCTAGTTTAAACAGATATATTAGTGGAAGGGTTAAGAGAACCCCACAAGATCAATTAAAAGAAGATAGGTATAAGTATCTTAATGTAGAACAGGCAGAACCTAATTTAGGTGATCCTGTTGAGATGACCTATCATGATGTTACTGATGCAACTTATGATCCAGTTTCTGGTGATTTAGAGTTAACTCTTGGTGCTGGTCATGGATTAACTGTAGGTAATACTTTGGGAGTTGTAGGTGCTGCACTTACATTTAAATGTGATTATAATGGAGATAATTTTACAACTGAGAAATCATATCCAAGAGAATTTGGTGCTAATACAGATACTGGTTCTGATTATCTTTATAATACTGTCGTTGGCATTAGTGCTGTAACTGCAACTACTGTTACTATTAATGCTAATGCTGGTGGTGCAATAAGTGATACTTCAACTCATCAATGGTTTGGGCAGACTGCATATAAGGCAGTATATTCTGGTGATTATAATAAACCAACTCCTATTGGAAATCAATATCAAATAGTATCTGTTCCTGGTTTTCCAGGAGAAAGATTCTGGGTTCCAATCGGTGGAGGTACAACTCCTGGTGCGTTAAGTATTTACGATGAAGGAGTTCTTGTAGGAACTGCTGCTCACATTAGTGAGATAGATTTTAGAGGAGCACCCGTAACAGCGACTGCCCTAGCTAATCAAAATAGGGCAACAGTTAGAGTTACTCCAGTTACTATTGGGTCTAATCCACCATCTAATCCATTTCATGGTGAATTGTGGTGGGAGGATGATACTGGAGAATTGATGATATGGTACGCTGATGGTACTAGTGGTCAGTGGGTTGTATGTAACTCTGGTGGTGGTAATCTTAATCCAGGTCCTAAAGGACAAAAAGGTGATGAAGGTGATAAGGGTAGTCAAGGATTAACTGGATCTCAAGGTATTAAAGGTGAACAGGGTGCTGATTCAACTGTTCCAGGTCCAAAAGGTGAAGAAGGTACTAAAGGGCAAAAAGGTCTTGATGGTGATGGTGATAAAGGACAAAAGGGAGAAAAAGGTGACTTAGGGCAGAAAGGTCTTGATGGTGATAAAGGTTTTGACGGTACTAAAGGTGATAAGGGTGAACCTGATGGTGAGAAAGGACAGAAAGGTGTAAGTGGCGATAAAGGTAATAAAGGTGATGATAACTCCACTAAAGGTGAGAAAGGAGATCAGAATGCTAAAGGGCAGAAAGGTGAAGATGGTGCTTCCGCATCTAAAGGTGATAAAGGTGAAAAAGGTCAAAAGGGTGAAATAGGAGATAAAGGTTCTAAGGGTGATGTAGAAGCACAAGGTAATAAAGGTGATAAAGGTGAGAAAGGTGAGTTTAAAGGACAGAAAGGTGAAGAAGGTGATAAAGGAATAAAAGGTGATGTACTACAAAAAGGTATTAAAGGTGATAAAGGTGAAGAAGGTGATAAAGGACAGAAGGGTAATGTAGATGCACAAGGTAATAAAGGACAAAAAGGTGCAAAGGGTGAAGAAGGTCAAAAAGGTGAAATAGGAGTAGGTGAGAAAGGAGCACCAGGAACTGCTGCGTCTAAAGGAGATAAAGGTAATAAAGGTGAGAAAGGTGAGTTTAAAGGGGAGAAAGGTGATGAAGGACAAAAGGGTGATGATGGTGATGTTCTTGCAAAAGGTGTAAAGGGTGAACCAGGAGTATCAGAGAAAGGTCAAAAGGGTGAAGAGAGTGATAAAGGACAGAAAGGTGATTCTATAAAAGGGCAGAAAGGAGAAGATATAAAAGGTCAGAAGGGAGAACCAGGTGGTGAAGGTGATAAAGGTATAGAAGGTGATAAAGGACAACCAGGTGATGGTCAGAAAGGTAATTCTGGAGATAAGGGTCTAGATGGTGATAAAGGACAACAGGGAGATAAAGGTATAGAAGGTGATAAAGGACAACCAGGTGATGGAGATAAAGGTAATCAGGGAGATAAGGGTCTAGCTGGTGATAAAGGACAACAGGGAGATAAAGGTCAATCAGGGGCAGATGCTGATAAAGGGGCAGATGGAGATAAGGGTCAAGAAGGAGATAAAGGTCAAAGAGGTGAAGATGGTGATGGGGATAAGGGTGAAGAAGGAGATAAAGGACAAGAAGGAGATAAAGGACAACCAGGTGAAGGTGGTGATGGAGATAAAGGACAAGACGGAGATAAAGGACAACAGGGAGATAAAGGTATAGAAGGTGATAAGGGACAGCCAGGTGAAGGAGGTACTGCTGGTGCAGGTGGTAATGACCACGATATCCAATATAATGATAATGGATCTCTTAAAGGTGCTGCTAGGTTACATTATCATGATAGTGACCATAAACTTGAATTCCTTAATAGCGGTGGAACGGCAAAATCAAAATTTTATATAAACAGTAGTAATGAACATGAAATTTGGACTGATACTTGGTCGGCTAATAATGGTTCTGCTGGAGTAGCACAAAAATTTAAAGATAAGGGTATATGGTTTCCAGGTAAGATATATTCTTATGAAACTCCATCAAACCCTGAAAATGAAGGTGCTCTTGGTGAACCTGCTATGTCTGGTGGAACAACAGGAGCTTGGGATTGGGTTCCAGAATTTATTATTGATAATCATGCAAAGAGAGAGGTTTTTGGTCCTGGAAGTCATAGTTGGACAGCTGATCTTACTCGGTATGCATTCTTTATATGGATTCTTACTGGTGGTGGTGGATCAGGTGGAGAAGGTTGGACAAACGCAGGAGGCGGTGGCGGTGGATCAGGTGGAACAGTTATTCAAATGGGTGGTCATGGTATGATTGGTAATCCTGCATCTATTTCTATAACAGTAGGATCTGGTGGTGCTGCTAGTAGTAGTGGTAATGGAAATAATGGTGGTAATAGTTTTATATACCCTACTTACGGTTATAATATGGCTGCTGGTGGAGGTGGTGGTGGAATTGGTAATAACACTGTTAATGGTGGTGGTTTTGGTGGTACTGCAACAGGTACTTTCAGTGGTATTATTTCTCAAGGGGTAGCAGCTAATGGTGCTTTTGGTGGAGTAGGACACTCTGCTGGTTATCTTCGTGGTTTTGGTGCTCCATCCTTCTGGGGAGGACCTCATGGTAGTAACTTTACTATTAAAGGTGCTCCTGGTTCTGGTGGTACTGGTTCTCAGAATGGCACTGCTTCTCAACCTGGTGGTGATGGTGTTTGTGTTATAATATCAATCTAAATATTTAAAAAAGTATGGCAATAGGACTCACACAAACAGTAGAAATAGCGAAGCAGCAAAAGGCTGATCAATTGAGTGAGTTTTTTGCGTCTTTAACTTCTTCTCAAACTGCCTCATTAGAGGAACAAGGAACTAAGGCTACTTTTATACAGTTTAAAGAGTTCCAAGATACAGTATTTGCTAAAGAAGCTGAAAAGGTTCAAAGTGCTGTTGGTATTACCTCACGATGTGCGATAGTTAATGATAGTGATGGAATACTTCAGGGTGTATATCCTCAGAATGTTCCAATAAATGAATTTAATCATCCACCTGAAACTACTGTTGTTGGTATAGCAAGTACATATTTTTCTGGATCAGGATGTAATGTACATGCTGGATGGAAATATACAACAGAAAGTGGATTCTTTAATCCTAATTTACCTACAAATTCTGATCTTTTTAAAACACTTAGAGAAACTAGAGATCTATTTCTTACTCAATCTGATTGGACTAGAATGGATGATAATCAGTTATCATCTGATAAGAAAACAGAGTGGGCTACATATAGACAAGCATTGAGAGATCTTCCAGCAAACACTGCAGATCCTAGTAATCCAACTTGGCCAACGAAACCTAATTAATTATGGCAATAGATTTTCCCGATAATCCGTATGTAGGTCAAATTTATACCTACGGCAATGCTAGTTGGAAGTGGGATGGTGTTGCCTGGAGAAGAATACCTGATCCTGGTGCAAAGGGTGAAGGTGGTGATGATGGAGAGGACGGTACAAAAGGTGAAGTAGGACAGAAAGGTGAACCAGGATTTGGTGAGAAGGGACAAAAGGGTGAAATAGGACAGAAAGGACTTGATGGAGATGGTACAAAAGGTGAGAAAGGTCAGAAGGGAGATACTGGAGATAAAGGTGAAGTAGGTCAGAAGGGTGAAGTAGGTTTCAAAGGAGAGAAAGGTGCTGTAGGTGTTGGACAAAAAGGTGAACAAGGTGATAAAGGACAGAAAGGTGAAATAGGTCAGAAAGGTGATGAAGGAGATAAAGGAGAAATAGGTCTAGGTGAGAAAGGAGAGAAGGGTGAAAAAGGTGTTAAGGGTGAGATAGGTGATAAAGGACAGAAAGGAGAAGTAGGACAGAAAGGAGAAGATAACTCAACTAAGGGTCAGAAAGGTGAAGTAGAAAAGGGTGAGAAAGGTCAGAAGGGAGATACAGGAGATAAGGGAGATGAAGGACAGAAAGGTGAGATTGGTGTAGGTCAAAAGGGTGAACAAGGAGAAGATAACTCTACTAAGGGTCAAAAAGGAGAACTAGCTGAGAAAGGTCAGAAAGGTGAAGTAGGTGATAAAGGAACAAAAGGTGAAGATAATTCTACCAAAGGTGAAAAGGGGGATGATAACTCAACAAAAGGTCAGAAAGGTGAAGTAGCAGAAAAAGGTCAGAAAGGAGAAGTAGGACAGAAAGGTGAATTAAATGATAAGGGTCAGAAAGGACAAGTTGGTCAAAAAGGTGTTGAAGGTGCATCTGGAACAAATATTGGACAATGCCCAGTAATAGATACAACTGCTTCTTCTAGTGGTTGGACATATTCAAATAATGGTTATACAGCTACCATAGGTGCTGTAGCGGCTCATAAAGATATTAAGTGTGTAAAATTAGATAATAATACGATCTATGAATTTAGGGTTGCTGGTAGTGCTTCTGGTGGTTATTGGGGATGGTATATTAGTGATGATCAATCTACTGGAACAGAAGGAGCTTCTCAATCTGCTCAAAATCAAATTACTCAAAATGTATTGCCTTGGTCTGCTAATTGGATAGGAATGGCAGATAATTATGGTTCTATTGATATGAATCAGGGATTTGATTGGACTACTCATTCTGCTGTAGAGATGTTAAGTGGTATTACTTGGGGTAATGAGCTTCATTTTGTAATTGATATGCCACAGCGTAAGGTGTGGATAAAGGGTATTGATCAATATGGTGATAAAGAAGACACTTGGTGGACTTACACTACTAATCAAACTGCAGGTACTCCTGTTCGTTCAGATAGTAATCCAACTTGCTTCTTAAGAGAAGATGGAAATATGGGATCTCTTTCTGGAGATTATTACTTTAATGTGGCAGTGTGGGCTCAATATAATGGAACTATTACTGTAGAACCAATACCACAAACAGAATCTGTATTCCGTAATGGTGCATTAGGACCACAGGGTGATAAGGGAGAACCAGGTGATAAAGGTACTAAAGGAGAAGTAGGTGATAAAGGGCAAAAGGGTGAAGATAATTCTACCAAGGGTCAGAAAGGTGAAGATAACTCAACAAAGGGTCAAAAGGGAGAAGTAGCCGAGAAAGGTCAAAAGGGTGAAGTAGGACAAAAAGGTGAAGCTAATGATAAAGGTCAGAAGGGAGAAGTAGAGAAAGGACAAAAAGGTGATGACAATTCTACTAAGGGACAAAAAGGAGAAGTAGGGCAGAAAGGTGAGAAAGGTGATGTAGAAGCACAGGGTAATAAAGGTCAGAAGGGAGAAGTAGAGAAAGGGCAGAAAGGAGAAGATAACTCAACTAAGGGTCAGAAAGGTGAAGTAGGACAGAAAGGTGAAGAAGGTGAGAAAGGTCAAAAGGGTGATGTAGAAGCACAAGGTAATAAGGGTCAGAAAGGAGAAGAAGGTGTTAAAGGAGAACCTAGTACTGTTAAAGGACAAAAGGGTGATGATAATTCTACTAAGGGTCAGAAGGGTGAAGAAGTTAAAGGACAGAAAGGAGATACTGGAGATAAAGGTGAACCTAGTACTGTTAAAGGACAGAAAGGAGAAGATAACTCAACCAAAGGTCAGAAAGGTGAAGTAGGTGAAAAAGGAATAAAGGGTGAAGATAACTCCACTAAGGGTCAGAAGGGTGAAGAAGTTAAAGGTCAAAAAGGTGAAGAATCTACTGTGCCTGGTGATAAGGGTAATAAGGGTGATCAAGGTGATAAGGGTGAGAAAGGTGAGAAGGGACAACTAGGTGCAAGAAATTATAATGTAACTGCTGGTAATTCAAGTGATTACACTATAGATGGTGCTAGTGATCCGACTCTTGAATTGATTAGGGGATTTACTTATACCTTTACTGTAAATGCAAGTGGTCATCCATTCTGGATTAAAACATCACAAGTTACTGGTACAGGTAGTGCATATACTTCAGGAGTAACAAATAATGGTACACAATCTGGTGTATTAACATTTGCTGTTCCATATGATGCACCTAATACTTTGTATTATATTTGCCAATATCATAGTAGTATGACAGGAACCATTAATATTAGTGGTCTTGGTCCTAAAGGTGATAAAGGTACTAAAGGTGAAATAGGACAGAAGGGTGATCAAGGGCAAAAAGGACAAGCTGGAGTAGGTGAAAAGGGAGTAAAGGGAGATGATAACTCTAGTAAAGGTCAGAAAGGAGAGGATAACTCTACTAAGGGTCAAAAAGGTGAAAAGGGTGATGAAGGGCAGAAAGGAACTACAGGTGTTGGTCAAAAAGGAGTATCAGGTGATGAAGGTGATAAGGGTCAGAAAGGTGAGATTGGTGTAGGTGAAAAGGGACAAAAAGGAATAGATAACTCTACTAAAGGTCAGAAAGGTGAGATTGGACAAAAAGGTGAGATTGGTGTAGGTGAAAAGGGGCAAAAGGGAGTAGATAACTCCACTAAAGGTCAGAAAGGTGAAGTAGGTGTTGGTCAGAAAGGTGAAGTAGGTGTAGGTCAAAAGGGTCAAAAGGGTGATCTAAGTAATCCAGTAACTTATGATTTAACAGCATCAAATGGTAGTACTGCAAACCATGAAAAAATACTACTTTCTGGTAGTGATAATACAGAAGATGCAGTAACTCTTGCTGTTACTGATAGTCTAACAATATCACGTTCTAATAATTGGATAACATTTGGTAATTCAGGTCCATCTGGTCCATCTATTCCTTCAGGAACTACCATGTTGTTCTATCAATCTTCTGCTCCTACTGGATGGACAAAATCAACATCACATAATAATAAAGCACTCAGAGTTGTAAGTGGTTCTGGTGGTGGTTCTGGTGGTAGTCAATCATTTACTAGTGCTTTCCAAAATCATACTGTAAGTATCAGTGGTAGTGATACTGTAAGTATCAGTGATAGTGATACTGTAAACGTCAGTGGTAGTTTTAGTGGTAGCGATACAGTAAGCATCAGTGGTAATTGCGGTGGATCACAGATAATGTATGTTACTACCACTCAAAATTGGTTATCGATAGATCAGATGCCATCTCACCAACACCAATATCATAATCCAATTGGTACTTCTGGTGGACAACATGGATTTGTAGATACTCAAAACGCTGGTTCTTCAGGACAACCTAGTGTTAATGCTAAGGGTGGCAGTAATTTCCACACACACGCTGTGATAATGTATACTATAAGTGGTTCTAACTTCACTTTCAGTGGCAGTGATACTGTAAACGTCAGTGGTAGTTTTAGTGGCAGTGATACTGTTAGTATTAGTGGTAGTGATACTGTAAACATCAGTGGTAGTGATAATGTAAATACTGCAGTTCAGTATATTGATGTTATAATATGCACAAAGAATTAAATAATGTGTTATAATATGAATAAAGATTTAATATAATGAAGATTGAAGCAGGTAAGTTTTGTCCTTTAATTGGTAAGGATTGTATACAATTACAATGTTCTTGGTTCACTCAGGTTCGTGGAGTGAATCCACAAACAGGAGAAGAAGTTGATGATTGGGGTTGTGCTGTTACTTGGTTGCCATTAATGATAATTGAAAATTCAAATCAACAAAGACAAACTGGTGCTGCTATTGAATCTTTTAGAAATGAAACTGTGAAATCAACTATGAAAGCACAAGAAATATATCAAAGAGAATTAGAATTAAAAGCTCAAGAAAGATTACTAAAATCTAGACAAATACAAAATGTAACGGAGACAGAAGAATGAAATTAACAGTTGTTCCACCAGATAAAACTATAGTCATTGACGGTGTTTCAGTACATCCTTGTACTCATGTTGACCTTTCATGGATTCCATCAGATGTTCACGGAATGTGTTTTGATACTACTACAGGAAAAGGTTTTATTGAATATGAAGAAGATGCTGTAGATGAAAATGGAGATAAAAAATGGGGTGAGAATATTACTGAAATAGGTATTTGGCAACAAGCAGTAACAGATCATGCGAATGAACAAACCCTTGCAGCTGCTGCATATGAAGCAGCAAGAAATCATTTACAGGAAGTAAAGGATTATAGAAATTGGTTGCTTGCTGTTAGTGATTGGACTCAAGGTAATGATTCTCCATTAAGTTCTAGTAAGAAAGCAGAATATGTAACCTATAGACAATCATTAAGAGATCTTCCAGCAACCATAGCAGCAGATGATAATTTAACTGCAAAAGCATTAGCAGATGATCACTCACATTCTTCTTGGCCGACAAAACCTTCATAAATGTGTTATAATAATTGAATCCAGAATAAATTGATATGAATATTATTGGTATACACGGTTCCTTAGATGTTGCTGGTGCAGGTGGTTGGGAAAATAAAGGTACATATGAAGATACAGTGCATGATGCTGGATGCACTTTATTTGTAGATGGAAAACATATTAGAAGTGTTGATGAAGAACGAGTATCTAGATTAAAACACGACGGAAGAATGCCATTAAAGGCAATAGATTATTGTCTTGGAGATCTTACTAGAGAAGATGTTGATGTAGTATGTTTTGCACCTACGGGTGTAGAAGATTGCAATTTTCAAATGATTAATAAAATTGCATCTCAAAAATTTAAAAGTCTTTTTCCCAATGCTAAATTATGGTTTGTTGGTCATCATCTATGTCACGCTGCCTCTTCTGTTTTTACTTCTCCTTTTAATAGTGGTAGTTTTTTAACATTAGATGGAATGGGAAGTTCTATGTGGAACTTTAATTTAGCCAATACACCTGAAGGTGAACATAATAGTATTGGATATTTTGATAAAAAGAAAAGAATATTCAGATTTTTTAGGATGCCATCATGGGGTTCGTTTTCAGGAACTAATGTTTTTGGTCAGTTTTATGGAGCTATAGCACTTCATATACAAGACGATATTTACAGTGATGAACCAGAAGGAGATCGTAAAAAAAGATTTGAGGATTTTTTGAATTGTGAAGGTAAGGTAATGGGATTGTCTGCCTATGGTAAAGATAACAAATATGATTTTCCTCAGTATTGTACAGAAAATACTAGACCTTATGCAGCATCTCCTTTAGATGCTTTAGATGCATTTCAAATTGATAGGTATGAAATGGGTCTTCCTTATATAAATTTTCATCCTACTGGTGGAGTTGTTGAAAATATGTTGAAAATGAAAATTTCTCCAGCAGATAAGGCTTTCTTTGTACAAAAGTATTATGAAGAGGCTCTTTTATATCTAATTAAAGAACTTAGAGATGATTATCTTACGGATGATGTGTGTTTTGCTGGTGGTTGTTTTTTAAATATTACTGCTAATGATAAGTTAAGACCTTTATTCAAGAATATACATATTCCACCCAATACTAATGATTCAGGTATTCATTTTGGAGCAGCAGCTTGGGCATCATATAGACTTAAATATGAGATTGAAATACCACACAATATTGCTCTTTTAGGTAAATCTTATAATGATAAAGAGATTGAAAAGGCAATAGGATTTAATGATTTGAAAAATATAGGAGAAATTAAATATATTAAGTATAAAGATTTTGATGAACTATGTGAAGTAGTTGCTAAGTATCTTGAGGATGATAAGATTATTGGATGGTTTCAAGGTAGATCTGAAGCTGGTCCTCGTGCTCTTGGATCTAGATCTCTTTTAATGAGTCCTCATAAAGAAGAAAATAAGGATATAATGAATAAGAGAGTTAAGCATAGAGAGTATTGGAGACCTTTTGCTGGTATAACTTTAGAGGGAAGTGGATATGAATCTTCTCCATACATGCTTTTTAATCATAAAGTAATAAGTGATGATATTCCTGCTATTACTCATGTAGATGGTAGTTGTAGAATGCAAACAGTTGATGATGAATTGAATCCTAAGATGTGTTCTTTGCTTCGTAAATTAAAGACTCCAATATTATTAAATACATCGTTTAATGACAATGGTGAACCTATAGTAGAAACTCCAGAAGATGCTATGAATGCATTTAAAAAGATGGATATAGATTATCTTGTTATTGGAAATTATATAATATCTAAATGATTGATATTGGTGTAGAGAATGTTAATAGTTCTGTAGGTATTTTTTATACTAATTTGCAAAATTATACTTATTTGAAGACGGATGTTTTAAACCATAGAAAAAAATATCCAGAAACTAATGAGACTAATGTAAAGTCATCATGGACAAGTTCATATTATACACATCAAGAAACTGATAAATTTAATCCATTAATTGAAGAGGTGTGCAGTGTCTGTGAATTTATATCTTGTTCTTATTATAAGTTAAATTGTTCGTATCAACCTATTAATATGTGGGCAATGATATATGAAGAAGGTGATTTTGCTATTAAGCATCATCATTTTCCTACTAGTGCATTTTCTTGTTGCTATTATATTGATGTTGAGGATGATTGCTCACCGATTATATTTGAAGATGAAACTAGCATCACACCAGAAAATGGATTGCTTTTAGTTTGGCCATCAATTTTATTTCATGAGATTCCACCCACTAAAGGAAAGAGAATGTGTATCTCTATGAATATTGACAAAATCCTTAGATTGTAGTATTATACAAAAAAGGAGTATTTTATGGATACTGAAGAGACCGTACAAGATATTATAGTTGATGTATGTAAAAAGAGAATTACTCTGATTAGTAGTGAGGGTGAAACTAGATTTGTTAATTGTGAAAACAGTAAACAATTCATAGGTGTCATGGAAGTAATCAAAGAACATGCTGATCCAGAGATCATTACTTATGTTGAACCAAAATTAACGACAGATCGGAAGGCTAAATAGAAACATAGAAATATTTTGGCCAATATTCTCCGATGCCTCTTAATAAATTAGAAAATTTCATAAAGAATAGTGAAGGACGCATTCTTTATGTAAATCCCAATGACCTTGATGCTACAGACGGTATTGAGAATCAGGGTAATTCATTAACAAAACCGTTTAAAACGATTCAAAGAGCACTTCTTGAATCTGCTAGATTTTCCTACCTGCGAGGGAATGATAATGATATAGTAGAGAAAACAACTATATTATTATTTCCTGGTGAACACCTTGTAGATAATAGACCAGGATTTGGTATTAGGGATGAGAATGGTGTAGCAAAGGCAGTTAGTCCTGCTGGAACAGAAAGTGGAGCACTTAATACACTAACACTTACATTAAATTCTAATTTTGATTTAACGCAAGAAGATAATTTACTTTATAAGTTTAACAGTACAGAAGGTGGTGTTATAGTTCCTAGAGGAACATCTATTGTTGGACTAGATTTAAGAAAGACTAAGATAAGACCTAAGTATGTTCCTAATCCTACTGATGATTTTGTAAAACCTGCTGCAATATTCAGAGTTACTGGTTCTTGCTATTTCTGGCAATTTACTATTTTTGATGGAGATGAGAATACTTTAGTATATACTGACCCACAAGATTTCAGTACAACTAATCAATCAAAACCAGTATTTTCTCACCATAAATTAACTGTATTTGCATATGCAGATGGTATAAATTCATTAGATAATTTTAGTGGATTAACTGATCTAGATGTTTACTATAGTAAATTATCTAATGCATATAACAGGGCATCTGGTAGAGAAATAGATCAGAAATTCCCAACAGAAAGAGAATCATTTGCCAAGCAAAGACCTGAGTATGAAATAGTTGGTGCTTTTAATTCTGATCGTATTCAAATTACTGATATAATTTCTGGTGATGGTGCAACACCAGGACAAGTTGTTACAGTAACAACTGCAGTTCCTCATGAATTAACTGGTGGTACTCCTATTAAGGTTGAGGGTGTTAACTGGGAGGAGTATAATATTTCAACAAAGGTACAGAATGTTTTAAATGATACTCAGTTTACTTATTTACTTTCGTTTGTTCCTGCAAACTTAGCTGCTGGTCCTGCTAGTGGATTGACTGCTGGTGGTGCAGAAGTTAGTGTTGAAGTTGATACTGTTAGTGGTGCATCTCCATATATCTTTAACTGTTCATTGAGATCTGTTTATGGTATGCAAGGTATGCATGCTGATGGATCTAAGGCAACTGGTTTCAAATCTATGGTTGTTGCCCAGTTTACTGGTGTCTCACTACAGAAAGATGATCGTGCATTTGTAAAATACTTACCAGAGAGTAGATCATATCAGGGTATTCAATATCAGAAACAAACTGGTGAATTATTATCATCTAAATCATCTGCTCCTACTGAAGGACAAGTTTATCATTTAGATCCTGATGCTGTTTATAGAGATGGTTGGAAAACTGCTCACATTACACTAGAGAATGATGCTGTCTTCCAGATAGTTTCTGTGTTTGCTATTGGTTATCACATTCACTTCTATATGAAGTCTGGTGGTGATGCATCAATTACAAACTCTAACTCAAACTTTGGTCAGTTTGCTCTTGCTGCTGATGGATTTAAGAAGGATGCTTTTGCTAAGGACGATAAAGGATTTATTACTTCTATTATTGCACCAAAAGCAGTTGTTACTAATGAAGCACCTATTGAATTAGCACAACTTGATAAGTCAGTAAACCTAGCTGCAAATAATCCTGAAAGATTATACATCTTAGGTCAGACAACTCAGAGTATTAAACCAACTGATGTTGCTCAAGGATTTAGGATTGGTTCTAGATTTGGTGAAAAGATTACTATTCCTATAGATGGTGGAACTGATTTACAGGCATATATTGTAATGCCATCTAAGGTTAGACCAAATGGTACTACAAATGAAAGCACTAGTTTCTCTTCTGAGAAAGCATATGAGGCAACCCATAATGATACAACAACTGGGTCTGCTACTTTAATTCATAAGTTAACAATGACAACAGCTCATCATTTGAATAATGGTGAGTCGATAAGAATTATATCTGAGAGTGGAGATTTACCTGAAGGATTAAATCCACATCAAGTTTATTATGCAATTACTGATGAAAAAAATGCAACTAGACAAGATGGTTTAAGTTTAAATCAATATGAAATACAGATTGCAGCATCAAGAACTAATGCTGAAAGAACAACTCCTGTATATCTTAAAACTATATCTAACCCTGCTGCAGGTTTACTAAAAATTATTAGTAGAGTTTCTGATAAGCAACCAGGTGATTTAGGACACCCAATGCAATGGGATTCTACACAAAATAACTGGTATATGCATGTAGATTCTGCTACAAACACTTATACTACACCTACAGGATTCCAGGTATTATCTGACGATGATGAGGAAATTCCATTCATTAATAGAAGAAGTGATAATAGAAGTTTAGATGATAAACTTTATAAGGTTAGATATGTAATTCCAAAAGAATTGCAAAATGCTAGAGATCCTAATGATGGATTTGTAATTCAGGATTCTAGTTCTACTAACTCTAGATTTAATGAAGACTTTACTAGAGTATCAATTGGATCAACTGATTATGATTTCAATAGAAACTTAAGGTTTATATCTTATCTGACTTATAATCCTACAACAAAGATTGTTACTATCAGATCTGATAAGAGGCACAATCTAAATGTTGGGGATCAGATAACAGTTAAGAATATAATCAGTGATACTAATACTAATGGTGCTGCTGATCGTGGATATAATGGAATATTCTCAGTAAATAATGTTATAAACGATAAAACATTTGAATACAAGACAACTGATGTTTTAGGCATAGAGCATATTGTTGGAACTTGGACAAATGATACTCATACTAGGGACACAACATTACCTAGATTTGAGAGAACAGATAACCAAGATAATCTGTACATTTATAGGTCAGAAACAATATCACCATATATCGAAGGTGCTCAAGATGGTGTTTTCCACTTGTATGTTCTTAATGGTAATAATGCCATAGAAGAAGAGTTTACGGATGCAAAATATAATCAGGCAGTTACAGATCTTTATCCACAATTAGATAGAGATAATGTAAATGAGAACCCACAGGAAGCACAAACCTATGCAAAAAGATTCCCAATAGGTGATGTTGTTACTAATGACCTTAAGAAGAGTATTACTAGAGAAACTACTAATAAGTTATTAAGTAACTTTGGTATTTCTAATACAATTACTTCAGTAAATGATAGTACAACAACTGCTATTTTAAATTTTGATACTGAGCATGAGTTTAATGGTTTAAGATATGCTACTACACTTGGGTCTGGTGGATCTAATTATGCTGATGGTACATATCATAATATAAAATTATTTGATGATGCATCTGCACCATCAACTGCTGTTTGGAAAGGTGCTACTGCATCAGTTACAGTTACTAGTGGAGCAGTTACTTCATTCGAGATAACTGAACCAGGATCTGGTTATAAAGTTAGTAGTAATGCAGCAAATAACAATCTATTCTTTGATGCTTCTTTAGTAGATCAAGGTGGAATCAGTAGTGGAGGAGGTCCTGGTGCATATATCACTATCGCTGGTGATAATGTTAGTTCATCTGTAGGACATTATGTTCAGGTAACAGGTATTACTACTGGTACAGATCATTATTTCAGAATTAATGATGTTCCATCTACAAAGTCTATCAATATTAATAAGACTGCAAATGAACTTATTCTTGATGGTCAGCAAGTAATTGGATTAGGTGCTGTTGTTGATGTGACTTCAGCAGTTCAATCAAGCAATACTACTACTTTTGTTTGTAGTGCTGCTCATGGATTATTAGAAGGAAATAGATTTAGGGTCTTAAATTCTTCTGATGCAAATCTAGGTGATTATATAGTTTCAAAAGTTATTAATTTCTCTCAATTTGAAGCGATAACTTCTGCTGCTGGATTAACAGATCCTAAGTATATTCTTAAACATGGTCTATCTGCTAATGATGCACAATCTGGTAAGGGTGGAGAGAGTTTAGGAACTAGAGGAGTATCATTCTTTGGTAATGAGAATCTAAAGTTAACTGCTAATATTAATTCTACAGAAGATGAGATTCCAATTGCTTTACCTGATGGATCAACAACATCTGCATCTATTCAAGCAAGATTCCCATTAGGATGTTATATCCAAATTGAGAATGAGATACTACGAGTTATTGATAAGACGATTCAAACTGGGGTTAAATTAAAAGTTATTCGTGGTGCATTAGGTACTATTGTTGATAACCATGTTATTGGACAGTTAGTAACTAAGATCAATCCACTTCCTGTGGAATTACGAAGACCATCTATCTTGAGGGCATCTGGTCATACTTTTGAATACCTTGGTTATGGTCCAGGTAACTACTCAACTGGTTTACCACAGGTTCAACTTAAGACTCTAACTGAAAGAGAAGAGTTCCTATCACAATCACAAGAAACTTCTTGTGGTACTGTTGTTTACACAGGTATGAATGATAAGGGTGATTTCTATATTGGAAACACTA